GTCTTTCTCAGTACTTACATGTATTACATCTCCTTTCTGCCATTCCTGAGCTGCTTTAAACACAGCGGGATTAGCGAAGGACATAAGTTTTTTATTCTGAGCTTGACCCTGGTCATTCTTATACATCACTTCTACTGATTGATATTGTCTACCATTTTTAGCAGTGTGTGTGTTTAAGTTTGATACATCAACGACATTTACTTGCATAACTTCTCCTTATTAAACGTCTTCTAGGTTACCCCAAGAAGACCCAGTTTGTATATCAACCCTCATAGGAAGGTTGAACTCTTTACCAAATAACATTTTAAAGTTCTTTGGTATATCAGTGAAACAGTTGTTAACTATCTCTACTATACTATTAGTATAACATATCTTTTCATCATAGTCAAGCATGATACTATCATGTACAGTATTGATTAGGTCAACACCTTTAATACCTGCTAACCTATTACGTAATGACACTCTTGCGATTGCCATTAGGTCAGCACCTAACCCTTGCACTGGATAGTTTAGTATCCTAGTACGTGGGTATTTCAAATTACCTTGAGAGTTTATCTCAGGTAAGTAGTCGTACGTTCTGCCTGTTGGCATCACTAACTTATTATCTTTTTTAGCACGAAGGAATATCTCATCATGCCATTCTTTAAGACCAGTATACTTTTTATAGAACTCATCAATCACATGTTGCCAATATGCTTCATTACCTATCTCTTTAAAGTTAGGGTCATTAGCATAACTGTATGCACTACCACCATAGATTAATCTGAAGACAAACGTCTTAGCTATTAACCTAGATGGTAGTCCAAACCTTGTTTGATTATCTGTATGCTGGTCAATCTCACCGTGTATCTCTTGAATAGCTTTCTTATCTTGTGATAGATAAGCAGCACAGACCCATTCAAGAGCTTTTGCATCTGCATTTAATAACATATTATAGTCCTGAATTAGCTGATGATAATCTTTGCATGTACTCATGTAGTATAACAGCACGTATGTCATGGTGTGCTTCCTTATCCATCTGTCCCATCACTGATGCTGCACCATCTGATATTACTAGATGACTAAACTCTTGTATAACAAAATGTTTATGCGCTTCTTCTTGAGCTTGTTGTTGTTCTTTATGTTCCCACTCTTCTTCTTCTTCTGGTGAAGATACACCAATGTAGTCGTCTCTACTCATTTGATTCTCCATATCTAGTTGTGAAGAGTGTTTTAATCTCTCCGTCAAAGTTCTGTAAGTTAGGTTTACTACTACTTAACCTACCTGTTTTTGCCACACATTGATTGAGTTGACCATGGATTGTATCTGGTTTCCATTTCATCTCATCAATTAGATTAACTAACCCATGATAGTATGTAGACATTCTCTTCTGCATAGTAGCACGTGTTAGTATTATTTGTAGTATCTCTTTACCTGAATTAGTTCTAGGCTTAAGTTTACGTAGAGTATCTTCATTAGTACTGAAGAACCCTTCTTTCTTAAGTTCTGTGTTAGGCAAAGGATTAATTAGTCTTTGGAATTCTTTGTCTCTTTCTTCCCATTTATACTTAACTTCGCCTGCTTTACTGCCAGATTTATAATGTCCAACGGGGCATTGATAACGCTCCTTAATAATCCCACCATAAAGAAAAACAGAAAGGTGGTCGTTAGAATTGGGATTAAAACTATCGTAAGAATGAAAAGTTTTAAGTTTAATATTAAGTTTGGATATCTGTTCATCAAGTTCATCTCCTAGTACAGTTGATTTATTATAGTCATACTTGAGACCATTGTATTCCATCTCTTGTAAAACTAGTAAGTCTTGGTTATGTAAAGAGATAAGCTTCTTAAGTTCAGGACGCTTAGTTAACTCTTCCATTTGTTTACTCATGACTTGTTCTGTTAGCTCAACATCACGTTTAAGATACTCAGCTAAAATTTCTTTAGGGACTTTATCAGTATCAATACCATTGTTCCAATAGTTTTCTTTAACTTCATCAAGCTTACTACCTAGGTCATAGTATTCAGCTGTGGCATTCAACGAAGGGTATGCCGCAGACTGATTACGTAGAATAAATTCTACTAACTGACAGTCCCATATTCTTTTCTTACTAAAATTAATACCATATCTTTTAAGCCAATGTAAATCAAATTTAATATTAAACCCTACAAGCACATCTGCTGCATCCACGGCTAATTGAATGTTGTCAAGCAATTCCTTGTAGGGGTCAACGGAGTATTCTATATCATAAACTCCCATCTCTTTATCATTAAGTAACCCAACCATCATTAGCCTATTACTCTGGTCAAAGGGATTACCTTTATTACTAATCGTTGTCTCTACATCTAATACTAAGTAACTCATTATATCTCCTCGTATCTAGCTATCTGTGGTTTAATTAATACTTGAGCATTGCCATGTCTAAGGTCAGGCAATGTATCAGCATCACCTAACAATTTATTTTTACTGATGTTTAGGAATCTCATGTTGCTGGTATTGTCTGACTCTTTACCTATACCTAGTATCCAGTCAGCTTCACCTTGCTTGGCTGTCTTACTACTATCAACATCATCCATTGTTAACCACAACTTATTCTCACCAGTGCCTCCAGCTTGGCTTACGGCAATCACTGGTGCATGCATCTTAGCAATCTCTCTAGCCCATTGATACAATGCTTTAAGTTGTAAGTCATGTCTATCCATCTTGAAACCTTTTATCTTATCTATCTGGTCAAAGATAATAAGAGCTGGGTTAGTAGCCTTGAGTATATTTTCTATACTATGTGTACTACTACTATCTTCGTAGTCATATATCTTTAGCCTATTACCTATGGTATTTTTATAAGAAGCATAGTGTTCTTCTTTGTTATCAAATAACTCTTTGTTTGTTACACCAAACATAGCTTGATAACATCTAACTGCTACCTTTCTACCTTGCTCCTCATTATTAAACCATAGTATATCACCATCTGTTTGTGTAATCATATGAGTCATCTCACTTGCAAGAAAGGTTGTCTTACCTGTCTCTGGTCTAGCAAAGATAAAACCAAAGTCTCCTTTACGTAATGAACCTAATGCTTTGTTTAACCAATTTAGTCTCCATCTTAATCCTGGTGTTGCTATTTGTGAATGGTGTAGTTCAAGTAAGTCCATGTTAACAGCAGTAGCTTCTGCATCAGTAACTTCTTCTTGTTCAAGTTGATTAACTTTTTGCATTAAGTCTTCTATCTTAGCACTACCATCTTCAACATCAAGGGCAACCTTAGCTAGCTCACCAGCTAGGCATCTTTTACGATGTGCATTAAGATAATTAGTTACATTGTCTACATTCACATCTTGTTTTAATATCCTAGTCAGTGTACTAGATAATTCATCACGTTCACTATCTTCTAGTAAGTAACTACTATGGTAAGCTATTTCTAAATCTGATTGACTAACAGAGTTGTTGTTATTTTTCTCATAAAAATTAGCAACAACTAAAAACAATTTGTATATGTTAACAAAGTTAATCTTAATGTAATTTAAATTGATATGTTTATAATACTTATCATAGTATGACCTATCAGTACAGAACAATTTAATTATTAATTCTTCAACCATTCGCTTATCTCCGTTTTATTATACTCTTTAGGGTCAAGAGGACTAATGATTACTCTACTCTCAACCCCCTGACTACGTAGTTTGTTACGTATATGTACAGCATTTTTAGCCTTATCTCTATCTAACCATACATAGATATGTTTATATCTTTTAACTAACTGTGCCTCAGCTTGCTTGCTCAGTGAGGAGCCAAGCAAGGGAGTTGCGCAGTAACCTTCATGTCTAAGCCTAGCTATTTTTATAGCTGATAGAACATCTTCTACTACTAATAGTATATCACCTTCACCATAAATAGTCAAGGGTTTATTGCCACTAGACATGTACTTTATATTACCAAAGCCAAAGTTTCTACCTTGCCAATAATTTTTACGTTGTATAAGTACAAGTAACTTTTTAAATGGTTCCCATACTATACCATATTTCTTAATCTCATCTTGTGTTATGTTATATTTAAGTAGCCATCTCATTGGTGTCATAGGTATGTCCTCCGTAGTATCTAACAAAGCATTATAGTTTTTACTTACTGTATGAGTATTGTACACACGTTGCCTAAGAGTATTAGTATCATCTTTAGGTTCATACTTACTACAACCAAAACACCAGTATCCATTAGTATACTCAGCACGATTGTCCTTACTACCACAGTGTGGACAAGGACCAAGCTTAATAAACTTACTCATACATTTCCTTAGTTAAAGTTAATACAAATACATACAACGATTTACACATAGTATGTTATACTATTAGTATAGAATCAATAAAGTTTCTATACTTTTATGAAAGGATATACACTATGTGGACAACACCTCAAGCTACTGAAATGCGTTTTGGTTTTGAAGTAACTATGTACGTAATGAATAAATAGTTTCAGAGTTACGCAGTTATCCAGACTTCGCACTACGTGCTGCCTTCTGGATACACTGCTTACTCTTCATCATTAAAGTCATCTTCATGTGCTAAATCTGGATTACCTATGATGTCTTCATCATCTATAAACGCACAGTTATTACACAAATCTACATACTCACCTGTAGTACTAGACTTACGGGTTGCTTCGTAGTCTGATAGTGCTCTATCACATGCCATACATCTCATACTATACTCCTAATAATAAATAAAATACTACTATACCACCTATAAAAATTGTTATAAAATCTTCTATCTCCATAATATATTATACCATATTAATTATTTAAAGTCAATCGCTTACGCACTCCGGCTCTGCCTTTGTGCTTAGCTCCCATAGAATCCATTGTTCCATTCTTCTAAAGAGTTAACATCATTAAGTGTATCATATGATTCAACTTTATTACAAGGGATATCTGAATAAACAATTGGATGATGTATGTCATCATCAATTAGAGTACAAGTATCTCCTTGTACACTAATTACTTCTAACCAATCACCTTTCTTAATGATGTTAGTATCATCACCAGTACCTTGCATGATGTCTTCTTTAATCTCAACCCAATCACCAGTCACTACAAGAGAGCTCGTCTTCGGGGACGAAGCAAAGAGCGTATCTTGTTTACTATGACCCCAGCTTTTCCATGTGTTTGGATAAGATTTGATTGGTTCAGGTTTCTTATAGCTACTATTACTATACCATACTTTGTTATACCAATGACCTTTGTCTTCATTCATTATATTAAAGTTACCTTTCTTATCAAGAAAGACTAACTTACTATAGCCAATAACATTTTCTATAAGCTCAACCATAGGGTCATCAAACAATCCCATGCTACCATGTTTCTTTACTACTTTCTTTAGAATAGCATTGTTAAATTGAATGGTGTCGGAGAGGTTATCGTCACCGTAACCAGAAATAATACCATTGTGAATAAAGCCAAGACTATTATTGACAAGAAATGGATGGCAATTTTCTTTATCTGTTTTACCGTGGGTTCTGATACGGAAGTGAACAAGAGCTTGTTTAGTTTCATGTTGTTTGTATGCCTTATAAAAAGATTTAAATGTAAAGTATCCTTTATGTACATGGAGTTTATTTTCTTCAGCAAACATAAAGCCTGCTCCATGTGGGTTACTATCGAAGCATCGTTGTAATGATGCCTTACTAATGATTTCATTTGCTGGTTTGTATATTGCTATGCACATAATGCACTCTCCTTTACGTAAGTATGTAACTCTTTAAATTCTTTCTTAGTATTTTCTAGCCATGTAATGAAAGAACTAAAGCTTGTCTGCTCTTTAAGTGTACCAGTAAGAGCTGCTGGTTGGCAATAACTTATCATTGCCTTTACGAATTGCATGCGTACCTTGAATTCATTTGTATTCTTAGGTGATGCAAAGATTCGTAGTTCAATTGTCTTCTTGTTATTTAGATTAATAAAGTTATATCTATCTGCATGGTCTCTACCTTCCTTTATTAAGTAAGGTTTTTTGATGTCATAAGAGTCATCTGCCCGCTGATAATTAGTAGACTTTCTACCTGCTACAAGCTGAATGAATTTCTTATTGTCATCACGATTCATAAACTCTACAAGTTTACCCGCACCTAATTGACTAAGTGCAGTACGACTTATGTGTACATGCATACCACATGATTGATGAGGATGTATCCACTCTGGTAAGCCATCCAAGAAAGATGTATACCTAAGCATGTGTTGAGCATAAGAAGCTGGTCTTGATACAATCTCAAACCCGTTGCGTATTGAACCATCTTCCTTCATAAGCGAATGATTGTATAAATTATCACCGACATATAATCTACCTTCTTTTCTTTTATCTACTTGATATTCTATTTCAATACCTAAGTATGGTTCAGTAGTAGACTTGTTTCTTTTGTCAAAGCCTAATGTTTCTTCTACTCTGTGAGTGTAATTATGTACACGATATGTCATACCTAGACAGTCAACACATAAACCATCACGAGTAGTATCAACGACTGATTTACTACCACATTCTGCACAGTGTGTAATTTCTACTGTACTACTATCATATACAGAACCATCAATCATAATCTCATTATTTAATAGCCAGTTATGAGAATTATTATCCCATGTATAACCTACCTCTGATAAGTCAAGACCCTTGATATGCCATTTTCTTGTACCTGAAATCATATTACTATCAAGATGATTTTGAAAATCAATAGTATAAGTTGAGAAACAATAATTAATTCTTGGATATATATTATCAATGAACTCATTCATTTCTTCTACAATATTACTAGTAGACATAATAAATAAATCAGCTTGACTAGAATCATTTGCTACACTAGTTATACTATCTTGTAATGTTTTTAACATTATCTTAGTAGCAAAAGAATTATTAGCAAAGCCTTTGCCTCTACGCTTTAGATGATTCTTAAAGCCAGACTTTAACCTACCATCTAAGTAATGCATTTCTAATGGTTTAGCTTTGTAATACAATGCATCACATAACCAATCACAACTACGACTGCCATAACTTGCGTCATCTTTACAAGACATTAAATCTACAGCATAAAGTGCTATTGGTGTACGTCTATACTTTAGCCATTGTGTTTGAGAAAAAGATGCTAAGCAAGTTTCATTCATGTCAGCAGCTTTACGTTCTACATTTTGACTTACAGACATAAGTTTATAACAAGGTATATATTTATACTGTGGTATTGGACCTACAAAGTTTTTTCTATGATGATAACTATCTACATCCCAATAATAACTATGATGATATGTTTGTTGTTGTGTTGATTGTATAACATATAAGTCGTCAGTTACAAATTTCTTATCACCTGGTTGTACATAAGATAGCGAACTATTTAATGGAAAGGTATTAAAAAATGTAGTATGACTAATAGGTTTCATTTGATGGACTCCTTAATAAATTTAAAGACATCTTGCGGTGGTTTCTTGTATGCTTTGATTACACGAAATGCATCACCATTACGTTTAACACGTACACAATTTTCCCAACCTGTTTTCCAAAAGACATCAAACAAATTCTTAGTTATGTGTTTTATTAACATAACATATACTCCTATATAATTAAAAAGGTATTACAACCGCATGTTGCTTATTTCACTGATAAGTTCAGCACGACTCATTACACTTGGCAAAGGAAACTTACCAAATACTTTATAATATTGAAAACAGTATTCTTCTTGCAATGTTTCTAACGCATATTGCTCTAATGATACAGTATGATACCATTGTTCTTGAGACATAGTATACTCCTATTGATTAAAGAAGAGGAACAAAAATAAACCTGTTATATAAACTAAACTAAAC